CCCCAACATGAATTGGATATTTAGATATCAGGGAGCAGCAGGAGTCAGTCAATTGAACAATGTGTATGTGAGTGCATTCGTGGGCAATCAACTAACGCTGCAGAATATTCCTGTAATGAACAGCACCAATGTGTTGTTTGCTGCCAATGATTTGATTCAGATAGGTAACAATCCATTCCCATTCACAGTGGTCAACACTGTGTTACGAGGCACTGGCAGCACAGTGACTGTTACTACACACAGACCCAACATGTTGACTAATGCAGTCACTGGATTGGGTATCACAGTGGGTGCAGCCTGCAGCTTCAGAATGTTTTGTCCCAACATGCCTACCTATCGGTTAGTGCCAGGTGGCGCAACATACATAGGCAACCAGCTGGTGAACAACGCATATATAGAATGGACCAGCAGTTTTGAATTATACGAATTTACAGGAACAGCATAATGCCAATAGAACAATTACCAGTACAAGATGCAAATTTGGATGCCAGAATCCAAAAAAACCAACAATTTAATATCACCAACAGCGTGGCAGCGCCCAATACAACAGGCAATTTAGGTGTAATGTATCAGGCCACACAGGTCACATGTGCAACCTGCAACAACAATTTAACTGGCACTGATTGTACAACCTGTGCAGTACAACAAACACTATGACTACACCAATCGCACAAGTAGTTGACCAGACGCTGGTTACCAATGCTGAGTTTGTCAAGCTTGTTGTATATGATGCTAACAATGTAGCAACCACGCACACGTTCAGCAGCAGCTACAAGAATGAAACCATAGGTGGCACAGTGTATTTGGCCTTGGGTGGACTCATGTCAGTGGGTATGCAGCAGCGTGATATCAGAGTTACCAGTTTTGATACCAGCGTGAGCATTAGTGGCATCGGCAGTGACAACATCTACACTGCATTGGCCACTAGAATTAAGGGCAGTCTAGTAACCATATATCGTGGCTTCTATGACAGCAATTACAATTTAGTAAACTCAGTGCAAAGATTCACAGGCGTGGTCACCAGTTATACTATCACTGAAGATTTGGATACACAAGAACGGCAAGATATCTTCATGGTTACCATTAACTGCAGTTCATATAAAACCATACTAGAAAATAAGATAGGTGGCAGACAAACCAGCCCCAACTATTGGAATGAATATGCCACTGCTCCTGCCACCACTGACAGCAGCATGATCAACGTACCCAACTTGTACAATGCATACTTTAACTTTGGCAAGAAGCCTTAATTATGAATATACGACCAGCTACCAAATTTGATTTAGAAAATATATTAGAAATGATCATAAGCTTTAGTAAACAAAGCGTTATGCCCAGCTTATTATCAGATGATGCATTAGATTTAACCTATTTAAAATCATTGTTACAACATATTATAGTAGGAGCTGGTATATTACTAGTTGCTGAAAAAAACAATAAAACTATAGGATTTATTATTGGGATGAAGAATAATAATATCTGGTATCCTAAGCAAATTATATTATCTGAATTAATGATTTGGGTTGAGCCAGCCAATAGACACGAAGGCATTGCCTGCGAATTAATTACAGAATATAATAAGAAAGCAGAAATAATGAGACAAAATAATCAGATCACTATGTATACCATGACTAAAACTAAATATTTCGTAGGTATAGACTTTGAACAATACGGTTATAATAAGATAGAAGAAACATGGGCCATGGGAATATAATATGTTTATAACAGCAGCAGCAGCGGCTATAGCCACGTGGATCGGAGCAACAAGTGCAGTAGCAGTTGCTGCAGTTAATTTCGGTGTCAGATACTTGGCCAGTAGTGTAGTTAGTAGCTTATTGAGTAACAGAGATGGCGGTAGTGCACCAGGTGCGCAGGCTGATCAGGGCAGTAGAATTCAATTGCCGCCAGCCACTGACAACAAGCTGGGCGTAGTATATGGCAGTGCCTATGTGAGTCCTGTGACTATTGATGCCAAAATCAGTGCTGATCAACAGACCATGTGGTATGTTTTGGCATTGACTGAAGTAACACAAACTGGCGTGCTCACCATGGGCAACATAGACAGCACAACCAACACTGATATCTATTGGGGCGACAAGCAATTGATATTTGGCCACGGCAGTGACAGAACTCGTGTTACCAGTTGGATCACTGGCGATGGACAAACAGATGCCAGATGCAATGGCAACATGTTTGTCTATTTGTATCGTGATGGCAGCACGGGTGGTGCCAATACTACACAGAGTGCTATCACAGTGCTCAGCGACAGTACAATTGCTCCAGATCAACGTTGGAACAGCAGCAGATACACTGGAGTTGGCTATAGTCCCACCATGCATAAAACTGCATTTGCCATTGTGAAATTAAAATACAATCAGGATGCCGGCGTTACACAACTGGAACAGTTTAAAATTAAATTGACCAATAGCTTAACTCGTCCGGGTGATTGTATTCGTGATTACTTGACCAGTGACAGATATGGATGTGGTATTCCAATCACACAAGTGAACACTGCCAACTTGACTGCACTGAACGATTACAGTGATCAATTGATTACCTATACCACTGTGAACAACACACAGGCCACACAGCCCAGATATCGTGTGAATGGTCCCATCAATGCTGGTGCTACATGTTTACAAAATTTACAAACTCTAGTAGATACATGTGACAGTTGGTTACAATGGAATGAGGCCATTGCGCAATGGGGCGTAGTGATGAACAGAAGTTATTTGGATACCACTACCTATAATGATCTGTTGGTTATAAACAGCAGCAGCATAACCACTGGTGTCAGTATCAATCCAGTTGACTTGACCAGCAGCTACAACATAGTGGAATCACAATTTCCCAATAAGTATATTAAAGATCAGACTGATTACAATTTCGTCTATTTAGATACGGCTGATCTGAATCCCAATGAGCCCACTAACAAACTGGTAATGCAGTTGCCCATGATCAATGACAGTGTGCAAGCCCAGTACTTGGGTACCAGACGTTTGATACAGAGCAGAGAAGATTTAGTGGTAACGTTTGGCATGGATTACAGCGGCATACAAATTGATGCAGGCGACGTAGTACGTGTGCAACACCCCACATATGGCTGGGGGCCTTACCCAGTTAATCCAACCAATCCAGATAAACTGTTTAGAGTACAACAAGTACAAGAGGCCAAAACAGAAGATGGCCAATTGGGCGTAACATTAATATTACTTGAGTACAATGAGCAGGTGTATGATAACATTGACATACAGGATTATGACCCAGCTGCCAACACTGGCTTGACTGATCCAACTATTGTGGGCACTCCAGCTGCACCCACAGTGATTGATTTAGACGTAGATGCTGGTACCTTTAGTGTGCAGGCCATTGTGCCCTTGCAAGGACAGATCACCAGCATGGAATACTGGTACGGTCCCACTGTGGATATTGAAAATAACAATTACAGATTGTGGGACACACAGTTTAACAGCAGCGGGCCAATATATGCACCTGGCACTATTGAGATAACCAATGTAGTGGGCTTTGCTCCTGGCACTTATTATTGGAAAGCTCGTGCATTGACACAGAGTACCAAGAGTTCATTTAGTACTAGCAGTGTATTGGCATGGAATCCCACACTGCCAGCCAAACGTAAAACATGTGAAGCTCAGGCCAGTGCAACTGTTGTGTATGCAGATCAATTTAAACTGTGGACACCCAACACTCGCGGCAGTGTACTCACTTGCGAATATACGCCAGAAAACACAGGACAAGATGCAGGCGGTGTAGCCAGCAATCAGATCCAATTGGATATCGCATTAAGTGTTTACAGTGCCACTGCCACTGACACACTGGTGGCTGAAGTCTATCAGGCCAATGACTACTTCAGAGACACTATCAGAAGTATCGCAGTGGGTGCTAATGGTTACATCATAGTAACTGAAGGTGCAATCTACATGGCTGGCACCATAGTACCCAGTGCTGGCACTGTAAGAGAACTCAGTGCAGTAAGCACTGTGAGCATTGTGAGCACAGTCTCATTAAAATGCAGTGCCAGCAATGGCAGCAGATATGTGGTAGGCGGCACAGGCGGCACACTGGTATACAGTGACACTGGTTATGATGCATGGACTATTGTTACCAACCCTCCTCCAACCAATATTGAAATCAATGATATTATTTGGTCAAGCAGTTTGAACTTGTTTGTGGCAGTGGGTGGCGAATTTAGTTCAACTACTACAGGTGGTAAATCATATATCACTACCAGTCCTGATGGTGTTACTTGGACACAACGTCAATACTTCAGCAGCGCCAATAGATTAAATGCAGTTGCATACAATGGCACCCATTTCTTGGCCTTGGGATCAGGATTCTTTGAGGCACGCAGTGCCGATGGCATCACTTGGACCAATGGATTTATCAGTGGGGCTGGCGGCTATAGCATATACTCAATTGCCTGGGATCCCACCAACACTAGATGGATTGTAGTGGGTGATCAATATACTGGTGGTGCCAGCTACAGCAGAATTCTTACTACAGACAATACCTTTACCATATATGAACCCAGATATACGGGAACTGTGCCAGGCAGCAGCTTATTTGGTGTGGGCAAACACTCAGTTACGGTGAATGAATCGTATGCAGTGGGCAGTTTGGGACAGATATTACAAAGCAATGATGGCATCACCTGGAACGTGGTTGATAATGGCGCAACAGGCACATACTATATGTGTAAGGTAGTGGGTGATTTAGTTTATATCATGGGCGAGAATGTGGTGTTTAACGGCGCTATTACCAGTCCATCAATTGTACTCAATGATGTTAACGTGACCAATCCATTCAATCCCATATATTTCTGGCAAACATTTAGAATATGGGCTTATGGCAGCAATCCCAATTCAACATACATTACCACAACGCAGCCAGTGCAAGATCAATTGCCCAACAACGTACCCATTACCGCAGGGTTGAAATTGGGTGTGTACTTGGCAGAGGTGCCAATAAAATACATCATGGTTGTGGGCAACTTAACTAACCCCACCACTGCCGTTACAGTTTATGCCAGTAGAAGAAGCCTAAGCATAACGGAATTCAAGGGTTAATAAATACATATAGGAGAAACAAATGTCATTACTATTAAACGGTGCCAAAACAGCTATCATAGCAGGCACACCACTGCAGTGTGTGGAAATCTATCAGGGTGAGAGTTATACTTTCCCATTTGAATTCAGAGACAGCAGTGGTGCCGCTGTGAATATAACAGGCTGGTCAATCACTGCCAGTTGTAAATGGTATAACGCCAGCATCAGTTACACCAGCCCCACTGCCAGCACCAGCACAATTGACTTGAGTGGTCTAGTATTGTTGAGTCCACAACCCAGCGCCCCCACAGGATTGGCAGCTGGTATCACCACTGCAGCCACAGGCACAGGCTACTTGTATATTCCTGCTACAATCAATGGTGGCCAAACAATTGGCATTGACACAACACCTGCACTGATTGCAGTGGTTACTATGCAAGTGAGCAGAACAGATGCAGTAAGCAGTTTAACAGACATAAACAAAGAACCAATTGGTTTAATTATAAGGTACATCTAATATGAGTGAAGTCAATTTGCAGTTTACAGTGAATAATTTCAGCAGCACCATAACGCTGGCAGCTACAGAATTGGCTATCAATCCACAAGCCACTGAGTTAACTGTGTTCGGTGGATTTGCTGCCTATCCTCCAGCCGGTGGAGCAGGTGACACACAGGTAACATTCAATGATGCTGGACTATTTGCTGGCTCAACAAACTTCACTTATAACAAGAACAGCAACACACTGAGCGTAGACAACTTAAACACTACCAGTATCATCAGCAATGGACCATTGAACACAGGCACCACATATGTAACAGGCAATGTGTATGTGAGCGACACAGTGGGCACTGGCAATCTGTCAGTAACTGGCCTCAATGACATGGGCGCAGTGG